ACTCTTAATGCAACTGTTTATTTCGGCTTAGAAAAAAGTGCAACTGTTGATGCTGGTGCGGGTGCATCTTGGACGGCAATTACAAGCACAAATGTGCCTTTAGCATCTATTCCAACTGGCACAACAAGTGCGGATTGGTTTCGTGCAACAATTACTGCAACTGTTCCAAATGACGGAACGGCTAACTCTTTACGCTTTCATTGCTATTACAACGGCGGTGTTGCTAATGGTTCAGTTCTTGAATTTGCTCAGCCAATGTTGGAACAAGGTAGCGTGGCGACAAACTTTAAGATCGCCAGCGGAACAATCCAAGGAGAACTTTCCGCGGCGCAACGATATTACTGGAGAGCAGGATTAGATTCGTCTGGCACTTTTGGTATTTTAGGCAATTCTGGTTATACCGATTCGACTACCAATTCCAATGTTATGTTTAACTTTCCAGTTCATATGCGTGTTGCCCCAACGGCTATTGACTTTCCTACTTTAAGTACCACAAGAATCCTAAATGTAGGCAATCCATTTACACCAACGGCTGCCAGTTTGAACACTACTAACACGACTGCCGATATTGGTTGGGTAGCCTTTACAAGTTCAGGTATGACGGCTAGCCAATTTTCACAATATACAAGAAATAGCAGTTCCACATCCTACATCGGATTTAGCGCGGAGTTATAAAATGAAAATATATGAAACTGAAATCAACGGCGAACTTGTTGAATATGTTGAAATTGAGTTAAGCGAAGGTCATTTTACTTCAATGACAAAAGCCCAATACGACAAGCAGCAAGCGGAACAATCCACACCGAGCGTTACAAGTGGAGACTAGTTATAACGGCTACCCGGCCTCTAAAGATCCGGAAGCTATAAAAATAAAGTCCTACCTTGTAAAAGGTACGGATCGTAAGCTGCGATGTGCTGAGAGCGTGGGGCCACTACTCGCAGCCTTCGCGGCTGAATTTCACGAGCTGATCGAGCCGATCGATGAGGGTACGTTTGACGATTGGGCATATGCGTACAGGATGGTTAGGGGTAATCCAACCAAACTATCGTGCCACTCATCCGGGACGGCCATCGATCTAAATGCGACGAAGCATCCACTAGGTAAGTTTGATACGTTCCCGGCTGAAAAGGTGCCAATGATTCGGGCCTTGGCTAAGAAGTACGGCCTCAAATGGGGCGGCGATTTTAAGAGCCGTCCGGACGATATGCACTTCGAGGTCAATGTGACACCGGCCAAGGCTAAAGCCTTAATCGAGAGTTTAGGTTTATAGTTATCCAAAATCCTTAAGGGCACTAAGGAGCACGAAATGAAAGAACAAGCAATAGCTGCTGCAAAATCCTACGGTCGCGCTGCGCTGGCTAGCGCCGCTGCGCTGTATATGTCTGGTATATCAGATCCGAAAGTATTGGCTAACGCGTTTATCGCCGGGCTAATCGGGCCATTACTTAAAGCGCTTCAACCTTCCGAAGGTCAGTTTGGGGTCAAGAAGTAATGGAACAAGTCCAGCTCGTAGTCGGTATAACTTTGGGGAGTTGTACCATTTTGGGGCTGGGGGCTGGGCTTATCCGTCACTTTGTAAAATATTACCTGTCCGAGCTAAAGCCTGACAGCAACGGCGGCCATAACCTACGCGGTCGCATTGACCACATAGAGGCCCGTCAAGAGCGTATGGACGTAAAGATCGACAAGATCTACGAAATATTATTGGAGACACGCCTAGCCAGGTAATTGCCTTTTGTCAGTGGTAGGCCTCATACTGATACTACAAACGCCGGGAGGGCTACTCGGTTTGGTAGCTGCTCGGCCTTAACAAAGGGCGAACAATGAACAGTATGGACCTATTAATAGGCCTTGCCGCTTGCGGTATGGGCTTTATGTTTATGGTGATCGGGTATTCAATCGGTTACCGCCAGGGGCACGGCGAAGGGTTTATTCGCGGCCGGGCAATAGCACAGGCTCTGAAAGATAAGGAGCTAATCTAATGGGATTCTTAGATAATTACGAGGATGTAAATAGCAGGATTAAGCGCTTTCGATCCGAGCATCCGACAGGCAGACTTGTTGCCATTATCGAGGATATGGATTTAACCAAGGGTACGATCTTAATCCGGGCCGAGGCCTATCGTGAATACGAAGATCACGTACCGAGTGCCGTGGATTACGCATATGGCAACGTTGCCTCGCTACCTAACAATATGAAGCGCTGGCTAGTAGAGGATACTGTCACTTCCGCTTATGGACGTGTCATCGGGCTTTTAAGTCCTAGCGATGCCGGAAGGCCTACACGTCAGGATATGGAAAAGGTAGAAGTGCTACCGGCTGATTCTGACCCGTGGAGCACCAAGGCTGCCATCGAGGACATTCCAACAATGGCCACAGCTATCACCGATATCGCAGCGAATCTAGGCGGTGAATTAGTAGCTGCAGCGCCGCGCTGTCCGCACGGCACGATGGTTTGGGCCGAGGGAACGGCCAAGACCACAGGGAAACCGTGGGCCGCGTACAAGTGCACGGAAAAGAACCGGGCTAATCAATGTACCCCACGTTGGTATGTTTTAGCTTCTGACGGTAAGTGGAAGCCACAGGTATAAAATGGCTAAAGAGTTTACAGAGGCCGGGCTATTTGATTACATTAAGACACGCTACTTAGAGGATTTAGAGATGAGTAGCGATGCCTTCGAATATATAGATGCAACCAGCCAGGGCTATCGGTTAATCATCGAGCTAAAGTGCCGCCATACACACTATGACGAGTTAATCCTGGAAAAGGATAAGCACGAGTCACTGGTACAACAGGCGGACAAACTAGGCTTTACGCCGTTTTATATCAATTCAACGCCTGAGGGCATATATGCGTTTAACCTACGCAAGATAAAGGTCACTTGGACCACGCGAAAACTGCCGGCATCAACCTATAACAAGACTATCCCGGTTGATAAAACGGTCGCGTATTTACACATAGACGAGGCGGTAAAACTGTAATGGGAGAATTGACGTTTATTAAAGATGGCTACGCAACCACGATCCACGATGACGGAAATATAACCGTGGTAGCTGCTCAATATTGCGATCAATGCAAAAGCTGGCAGACAGGACTGGGTGGATTCAATGTACGCGATGTGACCGGCGAAGTCGTAATGTGGCTGTGTGCCGATTGCAGGGCGTAATGACCACATATAAATACGAGTGCCGTAAATGCAAGAAGGTAACCGAACAAATCGAACGCATCATTACGGACAACCTGCCGCCTAACGTTAAAACCCTGCAATGTACTAAATGTGGGGTTATGGGCGTATGTCTAATGGAGTCCCAGGATGCCGATGTATGAATATGAGTGCGTTATGTGCAATATACGCTACGAGCTAGAGCAACCGATTACATCCGTATCGGCCCCTATGTGCTGTGGTACGCATATGCGCCAGGTTTACCACGCGCCTGGTATCAGCTTCAAAGGAACCGGATGGGGTCATCAGTGAGCGAGACTCTAGATATGGAGTTCGGCTATAACTTGATCGATACGGGCTCATCGGACGATTACTACACACCAGCGCATATATTCGAGGCGTTAGGTATTGAGTTCGATTTAGACGTAGCCTCGCCTGAGGGTGGTATTCCGTGGATTCCGGCTAAACGCCACTACACAATTATCGATGACGGCTTGGCTTCGCCTTGGGATGGTACGGTGTGGATGAATCCGCCGTACTCGTCACCGCGTAAATGGATTGAGAAGTTTATAGAGCACGGTGACGGCATATGCCTAGTACCTACATCGAAGGCTAATTGGTTCAAGCAGGCCTGGGATCAGGCCGACGGCGTTATGTGTATGGACCCGGCGCTTAAGTTCGTCCGTGGTAATAGCTTCGCGCAGATTCAATATCTGACCATTATGTTCGCGATGGGCGATCAATCAGTAGCTGCGTTAAAGCGTTCAGGGTTAGGTAGGGTGCGATGAATAAGTTATCCACAACCCCTAATAACCTGTGGACAACACGCCGGCAGCCCGTTAAAGTTATCCACATTATTGCTTTGTACTTGACCTATGGGATACGCTCCATACGCGCTGGCGAGCCGCTGAGGCGTGTAGCTCGCAGGCGCTGTTTGGTGCTATTGGGTGCGCTCTGTGTATTAGGCACAACACCAGCCTCAGCTATAAACACACCAAAAGACATTAATAACTATAAGTTATATGCACACTTTAAACTAATAGATGCCAAGGAATATAGATGTTTAGAGCTCCTATGGACACGTGAATCACAATGGAATCCAAGAGCTGATAATCCTAAATCTACAGCCTATGGAATCCCACAAATGCTACGAATGAAGGAACGTGATCCATATAGGCAGATAGATATTGGGCTTCGCTATATCAAACACAGATACGAGACAGCCTGTAATGCGTGGGCACACCATAGAAAGACTGGTCATTACTGATGGTGCACGGTAGGCAGGACCCTAGATTAACCAGGAAATACAAAGCTCAAAGGTTAGTCGTGCTTAATAGAGATGGCTGGACCTGTGCGTATTGTGGGCAAGATGCCACCACGGTAGACCATATCCAATCAATTAAACACGGAGGCGATCCGATTAGCCTTGAGAATATGATCGCTTGCTGCAAGCGCTGTAATAGCTCTAAAGGTTCACGTTCACAGGGGGTTTTTTTAGCGTCGAAGTCTAC